ACAGCCACTCTCAATATGAATGGAGCAATGAACAGCCAGTTGAGTATTGTCGGACAATTAAGAAATGAATTTTTGGGGCTATACTCCATTTATGCGGCACAAAATTTCTTACGTGCAGTGGTTGATATTGGTGGTGAGTTGGAGAATCAGAAAATTGCAATGGCCTCTATCCTGCAAGATGAAGGCAAAGCTACAACCATATTCAATCAGATTAAGAAACTGGCTGTTGCTTCTCCGTTCGGGGTTATGGATTTGAATCAGTATGCCAAGCAACTTTCTGCATATTCTATACCATACAATGAATTGTATGATACCATGAAAAGGCTGGCTGATATATCAGCCGGTGTAGGTGTTGATATGGGGCGTATCATATTGGCCTTCGGTCAGATAAAGGCTGCTAAATTCTTGAAAGGAACAGAATTGCGGCAATTGACGGAAGCGAACATTCCTATGGTGGATAAACTGGCCGAGCGATTCAGTAAGTTGGAAGGCCGCATTGTCAGTGCCGGTGAAGTGCTTGATATGATCTCGAAAAAGAAGGTTACGTTTGAGGACGTAAAAGATGTTCTTTGGGAACTTACGGATGATGGTGGCATGTTTCATAACATGCAGGAAGTTCTTTCAGAATCAGTCAAATCCAAATGGAAGAACTTGGCTGATGCGATTGACATTATGCTTGGTGATATTGCGGAGTCAATGGGTAGTACATTGAAATGGACTGCCGAAAGCCTTACCACCCTTGCTCAAAATTGGAAAGAAGTTGTACCTTTTATAACAGCGGCCACAGCTGCGTTTGGAACATATCGGGTTGCGGTTTATGCAGGATCACGTGCCATGGGAGTGGCAAATGCTACATTAATAAAAGGAACACTCGCAGCTAAACAGAAAACAGCAGCGGATTTAGTGATGGCTTCCAATTACCGCACTTTAACTGCCGCTGAAAAAGGATTGATTGCTTCAAGAAATGCTATGACTACCGCAGAATGGAGGGCATTGGCTGTTAGTGGCGCATTGAACAAAGAACAAGCGTTGAGGTTGATAACACTTGGGAAAATTAAATCAGGTCAGGCAGGACATATTACCCAATTACTTAATATATCAAAAGCTGAACTTCAAGTGGCTATGTCAGCTGGAAAAGCTCGTGTGGCAATGACAATGCTTAGTTATGGAGCCAAACAAGTTTGGACTGCTTTTAAGGGTTTGTTCAATCCATACATGTATTTGTTCGCTGGACTTTTTGCCATTACTGAATTATGGTATAAGTCCGGGCAAAAGGCTGACGAAATGAACGAGCGTATTTCCGAGCTGACAACAAGAGCACAAGACGGTTTCAAGAATTTAACGAAAGAAGCTCAAAAATTTGCTGATGTTGATCCTTTTAAGGCGAATGATGCCTCACTGATTTCTTCTATTGAAGAAATGAAAACAGCATTAAAGGATTATTCTCCAGTTTGGGCAGACACTTTTAATGAAACGTTTAAGACTGATGATGAAGGAAATACGGTTAAAAGCCTTGCAGAACAATATATATTGCTTCGGAATGCTTTGAATGATACAAAAGAGGCTTATAAATTGTTGAATGCCATAAGAGGTACATCTGAATATGCGAATGATGCTACTGATGGTTATTTTGACGAAAGCTTTAGTGAAAATATTGAAGACTACATCAAGGCAGAGAAGCATATAGACAAGATTATAGACCGTATGGCTGGTAGCTATATAGAGTATTATACTGCCATGCAGAAAGTTATAGCCAAGTATGATGATTTTGCTAAAGTCGCTTCGGGCAAATCATTGAAAGAGCAGTTGGATATAATCAAAGAATATCCCAAGGCATTAGCCAGTTTGAATAATGAGTTACCCTTCACGGGAGGATATAGGGATGATATTTTTCAGCTACGGAAGGCATGGAAAAACTCTAAACGTGTTTTTGAGGAAGAAGTATCACCGGATATGCAGAGTTTCATATCTGAATATAAGTCACGATTACAAGCTGCCGGTTGGAATTTAAACAATTTGAGTGACGCTCAAAGAATAGCTATCGGTTTGGATATAAGTTCTTTCTTGGATCAATTTAAAGAAATGCCGGTAGATATACGAAAATTTCTTAATGGTGAGATTCTTGAAAAGCAATTCAATATCAAGATTAATGCTGAATATACGGAAACCAGTCAAAGTTTTTCTGATTTGCAGAAAAAGTTCAATGAAGCTACAGATGGGCAATTTGAAGCCCAAATAAAGGTTTCCACAGATTCAGAGAAAATCATTGAAGGAATACAAAAAGCGTACAAGGAAGCGAAAGAGACAACAAATCAATTGAAGCCGATATTGATTAAGGCTGGAATAGATTTATCAGGTATTGGAACCATTGACTTATCAAAGATTCCTGATTGGCAGAAGCAAATTGTATCAGATTATAAAAAGGCTTTCGACATAATGCAAGCCGGCGAGAAAGGAGCCAAAGAAATCGGTTTTTCTCTCACTGATCCAAGTAAGGATAAGAGCAAAAAGGATGCCTTCGCCGAAAGATTGAAAGAACGGGTAAACTTACTAAAGGAGGCATATTCTGAATATAAGAAGTGGATTAACATTGTTGGAAAGAGAGAAGCTGCCAATAAGGTTAAAGGATCGGGTCTTTTTGACCCCTTATTCAAAGGTAAAGAACCTGTGAATATTGGCAATTATCGGGATGAATTGAATAAGATTCTTAACCAGCTTGACGATAAGACCGAAGAGCGTATAGAATTGAAAGTTTCTATACGGAAAGTCATTTTGGATATTGATGCCAATGCTATGAAAGAAGCTTCGGATAAGGTTACAAAAGAACTTGAAAGGTGCGTATCTGATGTTTCAAAGAAATGGGATATATACAAACAACTTATCAATGCCGGGGCAAGTAAGAAGGATGCTTCTTTATACGCTTTCGGAGCATTGTCTGGATATGAGAAGAAATCCGAGGAATTGGCTGAAAAGGTGACTAAGAAAATGAAGGATAAAGGGGTATATATACCTTTGACTTTCACCGAGCAAAAGGCCACAGAATCACTTGGAGGTAAAGACAGTGTTTTGTATAAACAGTTTTTCAGTGCATGGAAAGAAGCCAAAGATGCTATTGAAAAAGATAGCTTGGAAGTAAAGCTGAAAGAAGTTACTGCCCTCAACAAATACAAATCTATCGCTGAAAAGATACGGGATTTAAGCGAGAAATATGCTCCCTTAACTGGCACCTTCATTGGTGAAAATAATGAACTTATTGGTAATGTTGAAGGTATGACTCCCGGACAAAAAGCTCTTTTCACTGAATATAAGGAGGAACTTGCAAAGCTAAGGGGACAGCTACTTGAACTTCTTCCGGTATGGGAACAGATATTTGGAGATCAAACCTATAAATCATACGGACAAATACAGCAAGCATCCGATTATGCTCAACAGATTATTGATAATGCTTCTGTAACTAAAAATAAGAATGGAAAGCCAACTGCTTTTACTTCTTGGTATTTGGATGAGAATGGTAAAAGGATTGATGTTTCAGGAGAATATTCTCAAATTAAGAAGTTAAAGAAAGCCATACAAGACTTGTATAAGGCCGGATTACAGAAGAATCCGTTTGCCACTCTCATAAAAAATGTTCGTTCTTTATTCTCCAGTGGAGATAAAGATGAAAAAGGTACCATAGAAAAGATTGCAGCCATAGGAGAAAGTGCCGCTGAAAGCGCTGATCTTGTCGGCAATTTTGCAGGGCAAATGTCCTCCATGTTCGATGCTTTGGGCAATGAGGGCATGGCCGACACGATGGGCAATGTGCAGGATGCCATGTCTTCTATAAGCAATATCGGGCAGGGATTTGCCAAAGGTGGAATAGTTGGTGGTATTGCTGCCGCTGCCGGTGAAGCTGTAAACTGGATTGGGAAGATAGCACAAGCGCATGATAAGAAACTCGATAAGGCTATTGAAAAGAGTAAACTTCGTGCTCAACAGTTGCAATATATATACGAACAAATTGACGGTATTCTTGAACGTTTCTTGGGCAGTGGCACGGAACTAAAACTTGTAGATGCAGAAAATGACCGTACCCGGTTGAATCAATTAAATAATCAGATTGAGGCAATACGCAATAAGGGAAAGATCAACATCTTCGATTTGATGTCTTTGCAGAAATATAAGCAGGAAGCGGAAAAACTTCAAAAACGTGTTTCGGCATACGATGAAGGTGGTGCATACGGGTATCAACGTGCCTTGATGCAAGAACAACTTTCAGAGTTGGAGAAACAACGGCAAGCCGAAATTGACAAGAAGAAGACGGATGATAGCAAGGTGGCTGATTATGAGAATCAGATTGCGGAGATGAAACAGCAAATAAAGGAT